CTCGACTATGTACCCTCCCCTAGTTGTACCGATCAGGCAAGTGCGGCCAGCGGGTGTACGCAGGCACTATTGACAGCGATTGGGAGTACGAAGAACGCAACGCTCGTGTTTAAGCAGAGTACCAGTGGGAATACGTCTACCTATACCTTCAGCGGGAATGTTACAGTTCCAGCCAACGTAACGGTGAAGGTAGACCAGGGGGCACTGCTGTCTGTTGCCGTTTCTAAGACCCTTACTCTAAACGGCCCTTTTGACGCTGGTCTATATCAAACCTTCTCTGGCAGTGGAACTGTCACGTTGGGGAAGAAAGTTAAGGAAGCATATCCTGAGTGGTGGGGAGCAGATAATACAGGTGCTACCTCTGCCACAACAGCGTTTACGGCTTGGGCAGCTTCTGGTTGCCTGAACCTTAAGCTGGCTCCAGGTGCGACCTACAAGATCAAGAACGTGGCGCTGCCTAAGGTGAACAACTTTCATCTGGACGGGAATCACGCTAATATCATAGCAGACGGAACGAACGGGGATGCAGCGGCATCTTGCTTCACTGTCACCTTCGACGATAACACAGGGACGGAGGCTAACTGGTATCACTTCTGGACGTTCGAGAACTTCGTTCTGTCTAGTGGATATCTGTCTGACTTCCTCGTGGTGAACCTGCAGAATAAGGCTCTGGTGACTGACCTTATGGTTAGGAACATCTGGGCGAAAGGCGGGATATATGGAACAGGGGATCCTGCTAATGCTATTCTTAAGATAGTTAACACGTCTACCATGACGAGTGAGAGCTTTACTGTCGATAATATCCAGGTAAACGGTGGGTCTACTTTTGATCATGTAGTTCATGTAAACCAGGATAGCACGGCTAAGTCGCTTAGTGGTAGCCACTTTAGTAACATCTTCCATAGTGTCTTCACAGATGGGCTGGCGAAGACTATCTACAATGACGGCACCTTTGGCAGGTGTGAGTTTAGAATGATCTACTCTGCTGGTGGCCATATTATAGAGACCTACTACGCACAGGACTGTGTCTTCGATCGTATCTACCAAGAGTCCTTGGTGAATCAGGATAGTACTGCGGTTGCAATAGTTGGCAACGCAGCTTCTATGGCCTTCCAGAACTGTGAATTTAAGCATATCAGGAACGTAAGAAGCGTTACGTATGGAGATCTACACGAAAAGCTGTTTACTGGTAGTTGCTACAACTGTAGCTTCTCGAACCTGCTGCATAACACTGCTGGAGCGAGTCTGGACTACGCTACGGTAGTGATCAGCGGTGCTACGAGTTCAGGAAACTGGATAGGAGACCTATGGTCAACTGGGGATTCTGATACACAGTACTGGGCAGGCGTCTCCGACGCTGGGACGGGAACTAAGTATGGTCATGCGGAGAAGATAATCACAGGGACGTGGACGCCTACACTGGTAGGGTTGACCACGGCAGGGACGTTTGCGCTGGCGGCTTCTTACAATACGGGATACTATAAGAGGGTAGGGGATGTGGTCTACATATCTGGCCTTCTGAAGGTTGGTTCTGTATCTGGAAGTCCAGCTGGAAGTCTTTCTATCTCTCTCCCATACACAGTCGCTACAGGTGCACAGTATAGTGCAGGGATAGCCCTGGCCTCTACTACGTTGGCGGCAGGTATCTCTACCTACCATATCTTCGCATATGCAGAGGCGACGAATAAGTATATTACAGTCCACGGTGTGAACGCTGGGGCGTACGTTTCTATCGCGGAGTTCTTCACGGCAGATGCGTTGATTCGATTCTCCGGTTCGTACGTGGCGAAGAGTGACGGGACATAACCTACGGTACAAAATGTACCATAGCGAGGCAGCAGATGAAACTAGAGTCGAAAGAACAGATAAAAGAAGTTATGGCACAGTGCGTGCTGAGCACAAAGGTCTCTGCGAAGATACTCTTCGCGGAATCCTTTGAGCGGCCATTTGCGTCCGTGACTGACCCTATCTTTGAGGCTCTGGACGATGATAGTAAGCAGAAGGTAGTCATAAAGGCTCCTCGTGGTTGGGGGAAGTCTACCATCCTAAACATCGCGTACGCTGGCAAGAAGGCACTCTTTCGGGAGAAGAAGTTCATAGTCCCTATGTCCACCACCAGCACAAAGGCGGTTCTGGAGAGTGAGAACCTCAAACGGGAGCTTATGACGAACCAGACTATCCGGAAGATCTTTGGGAACGTGAAGACGAGCGCTGACGATATAGGGATAGATGCTTCCTTCAGTAAAGAGATGTGGACTGTGAACGGTTCTACCCTCATCTTCCCTCGTGGTGCCGGCCAGCAGGTTCGTGGAGTTCGGTGGGGGAAGTTTAGACCTGACCTTATAGCGGTGGATGATCTGGAAGACCCTGAGGCAGTAGACTCGAAGGAGCAGCGGGAGAAGCTAAAGCAGTGGTTCTTCGCTGACGTGCTTAACAGCGTTGATAGAAGCAATCCGTTCTGGAAAGTCTGCTATATCGATACTCTTAAACATGAGGACAGTTTGCTGGCAGACCTACTGAACGACCCGACCTGGCATTCGATAGAGATAGACCTCTGCGATGATCAGTTGAACAGCAACTGGCCAGATTTCATGTCTAACCAGGACATTCGGAACCTCTACGAGTCTTTCAAGGTGCAGGGGTTGCTAGACGTCTTCTATCGCGAGTATCGTGGTCTGCCGATAGCGAAGGAAACTGCCGTCTTCAAGCAAGAGTACTTCCGATACTATAGTGAAAGCGACAAGGAGTTCTCAAGTCATCTGAAGGAATGCGAAAGTCTGGTCATAATAGACCCTGCCAAGACAACAAACAAGCTGTCTGACGACTCTGCTATCGTCGGACTTGGCTTCAACGTGCAGATTCCTAGAATATGGGTTAGGGATATAGATGCAGGCAAGTTCCACCCAGAGGAGATCTACGATAGGGCATTCGCTATGGCGGATAGGATAGGCGCCAGGACGATCGGTTACGAGGTAACCTCGCTGAATGAGTTCATCACCTACCCCATCACCACATATATGCTCAAGCGAGGAAGGTTCTATAACTTGGTAGAACTAAAGGCGCGGGATAAGAAGGAGAACAGGATCGCTATGCTGGCTCCCTTGTACCGGCTGGGCTACGTTTACCATAACAAGAACGTCTCTACCATCCTCGAGAGCCAGCTTCTTGGCTTTCCCAAGTCTAAGCGCTGGGACGTTATGGATGCTACGGCGTATGTAGTGGAGATGTTGGAACTAGGCGAACGCTACTTCGCCCCTGATGCTGCGACACACGGGGAACTACCGGAGGATGATGAGTATGCTGAGTTAGATAGGGAATATGAACCTGCACTTAGAAACTGGAGATACGCATAATGCCGAACATAGTAACGAATCCTGATAATGCTGGTTTGTCTTCCTTCGCTCCTGGCTCTCTGGAGTACGCTTATCCAACTGGCCTAGATCTCAGGCCTGGCTCTCCGCTGCACCAAAGTCTTCTGGCCAAGTTGAATCTGCGTGCTCAAGAGAGCTCGATGGAGATGTCTAAACGGCATGAGAGTTGGAAGAAGATCGACCAGACGCTTACGGCGTATATCTACACAGACGACGCGGAGCGGGAAGTTAAGGACCTGGATGACAGGAAGCCCGTCTCTATCGTTATCCCATACAGCTTCGCTACTATGGAGACGCTCTTGACCTATATGGTCTCTGCCTTTCTGGAATATCCTATCTTTCGATATGATGGAGTAGGGCCAGAGGATAGAATGGGAGCTATCTTGTTGGAGAAGGTTATAGAACTCCAGACCAGACGAGCTAAGATGGCGCTGAACTTGCATACGGTGTTTAGAGATAGTTGGGCATATGGACTAGGCGCGGTTGCACCTTACTGGGACAGGGTATGGGGAAGGAAGACTAGAGTTGTAGACTCTGGCTTTATGTCAGCGATCTTTGGTCGGTTCTTTAACACTGGGAAGAAGAGGGAGAGCGTAGATGCTATCCTGTACGAAGGGAACTTTCTGAAGAACCTCGATCCCTATATGCTCCTCCTCGACCCGAACGTGCCTATCCAGGATATCCAGAAGGGTGAGTTCGTTGGGTGGATAGAGACGAGCAACTATATGGCCATGCTGGAGCAGGAAAAGAACGACAAGACGTACTTCAACACGCGATATCTATACGGTTCAACAGGAACGAATGGAACTAGCACATACAACAAGAGAGCCAACAGCGGTAGGGGCGATAAGCACAATCTAACCTCCAACCAGATTATAAACTCGACTAGCCCTATAGACAACGTCTACCTCTATATAAACCTCATCCCGAAGGAGTGGAGCCTCGGTAGTGGGGAATATCCTGAGAAGTGGCTTTTCTGCGTTGCAGCAGATAAGTTTATTCGGTGTGCAAAGCCACTAGG